GCGACCACCGTCTACGTCACGCCCGGCCAGGGCTTGTAATCGATGGAGTGTCCTGACATGGCGGAAGAGAAGGATGGCGGCATTGACCTCGTGAAGTATGGAGTTCTGTGGCAGCGCGTGCAGGACATGGACAAAAAAATGGACAAGATGGAGCGCCAGCTTGAAGAGCTGGTTGCTCTGGCCAACAAGTCCAAAGGCGGTCTGTGGTTTGGCATGGCCATTGCATCCGGTGTTTCTGGTTTCATAGGCTTCATTGCAAGCCACTGGAAAGGCCACTGAAATGAACTGGTCGGACTACCCAAACTTCACCAAGGCCGAGTTCGACTGTAAGCACACAGGCCTGAATGGCATGCTCCCTGACTTCATGGAGCGCCTTCAGGCCCTGCGCACCGAGTACGGTCGGCCCATGACCATCACCAGCGGTTACAGGCATCCCACGCACCCCGTGGAGGCCAGGAAAGGTCGATCTGATGGCGAGCATACCCGTGGCATGTGCTGCGACATTGCGTGCACCTCTGGCAGCGACAGATTCGACCTGATCCGCCTGGCGCTCAAGCACGGATTCCACCGCATCGGCATTGCCAAGAACTTCGTGCACCTTGGTCTGGGTGGACACAATCTGCCGTCCAACGTGATCTGGGAGTACCAATGATCCAAGCACTCGTCCCGGCGCTGGCCCCAATCATTGGCCAGATCGTTGGCAGCCTGTTTCCAGACCCGACCGAGAAGGCCAAGGCAGAGGCAGAGGCAATGCGCCAGCTGCTGAGCCACCAAGCTGAAATCGAATCAGCTGCGGCCAAGATCATCAACACCGAGGCGGCCAGCACGCACTGGCTGGCAGCCAACTGGCGACCACTCACTATGCTGGTGTTTGTAGGCCTGATCGTGGCCAGGTGGTTTGGTTGGGCTGCTCCTGGGCTGCAAGAGGCCGAATACCTCAAGCTCTGGAGCATCGTCGAGTTTGGCCTGGGAGGTTATGTTGTCGGCCGCAGTGTCGAGAAGGTGGCCCCATCCATTGCAGCAGCAATGAAGCGATAGCAGTTGTCTCCACAGCGGCTTCGGCCGCCTTGCCCGGCCTCTGTGCCGGGTCTTTTTTATGACCGACGTTTCCGACCAAGCCACCATCCGAGAAGAACAAGAGCGCGAGGCCTGCCTTACCACCGCCAGGCAGCCACACCGGCGGCTTGAGCCAACTGGTTTGTGCCACTACTGCGAAGAGCCTGTGGCCGCTGACAGGCGCTTCTGCGGCCCTGAGTGCCGCGATCAGTGGCAGGCTGATATCAACGCCAGGCAAAGGGCTGGAAAGCGCTGATCAGAGGCTTTTGCCCTTGGCGCATGGCCAAGCCTTGTTCAATGTGTATTCGATGATCGCAGAGGCTGGCAGGTGCCGAATTGCTGGAGCATCCACCAGCGTCGCCTTGACCATGTCCTGAATCTGTCCGGCTGTCACGCTTGCTGGTGGGCAGTGGTTGGTTCCTCCACTGGCATCCGTCACACCCATGATGTACCCGAGCGCAAGGCCATTGGCAAAAGTGCTGCCGTTGACCATCTCATCCAGCAGCTTGTTGCCAGTCCTGAATTCAGCCTGGGCGCTCGCACAAGCAAGGCAAGCCATCATGGCCAAGATCTGTTTTTTCATTGCATCCTCGCTTGAATAGTCGACGGGTCGATGTGCATCATCTGCTGGAAATAGACCGCAAACGATGCCTTGGTGTCAGGCTGCAGCGGCATGGCCTGGATGCGTTCTAAAGCCTCCTGCATGGCGCTGTTCCAGCCTGAGACAAACACCCATTGGGCGGCGTCCTTTGGAGACAGGCCCAGGTCGCCATACAGCCTGTCGTAGTGGCCGAGCGCGTCCATCAGTACGCATCCTCGGTCATGGCTTCCTCGATCTCCTGATCGATTCGGCTGCGGTCGGCATCCGTGAGCTTGCGCTCCAGCCAGGCAGCCGGTCGGCCATTGCGATCGAGCACTTCCCACTCGCACTCGCTGTAGCCGTAATAGTCCATGTCGCTGGGCGCGTTGTAGCTGTACGACCCGCGCACGCTCTCGAAGTGGGTCACTCGGATGATGCAGGGAATGCCTGCCACGCGGCTTTCGATCTCAGTCATTTGCACACCCCTTCACCGTTGTAGGCTGGCCAACCGGCCTGGCCTTTGGTCTGCTTCCAGAGCTTGACCATCTCGCAGTATTGCTCGGCCTGGCGCTGCTCTTCCTCGAAGTCGGACTGGCCGACGATGCCCATGGCGATGATGAGGCCGATGGCGGCCAGAATGACGTGGTAGCGTTTGATCTGCATGGTGGGCTCCTCAGAGGGTTGCAAGGCTGCCGAGGACTTCGGCAAAGTTTGTGGGCTTGTTCAGTCGGTCGTATGCAGGCAAATCTTCTGGCCACTGCATTGCTCGCTCAAGCTCCAGATATTTTTCTCTGGTCAGCTTGACTGTTTTGCCGTCGTTGCACTTTGTCTCTTCATTCATGGTCAGCTCCTTTTTTGTTGGCATGACCACATCTTACCACAAACACACACAAACCTACAAAATTATTTTGTAGGGGTTATCCCTATAAGTCGCAGATTTCAACATCATGCGGCCTGCGCTTTCCGTCCAGCATGTCCTGGATGCGTTTCTCGGTCAGCCGGTGGCAGCGCACCATCGTCCTGGCTGGCAGCACGTCCAGCAGCTCGGCATAGTCGCGCAGGATCGAGCGCACGGCCACGATGCCTTCACCGTCCAGGCGCAGGCCTTGCCCGGCCTTGCTTCGCTTGCCTGCCTTGGCCAAGGCTGTGATGGCGTCCATCAGCAGGCCGTTGGCGTCCTCGCAGACCTTCATCTCCACCACCAGCGTCTCGACCAGGTTCACGGCGTCCGACACAAGACGCCAGTCGTTCGGCTGCGGATCGTCGCCTTGCTCGAGCTGGTGCAGGCCTTCGTACATCTTGGTGAGCTGGCTCGTCCGCCAAGCCTGCGGCAAAGGCTCGGTCGGACTGGCCAGCAGCTCGTCCATCATCGTGTAGCGCTTGTGCCACTTGCGCTTCATTTGCTTTTTCTCTGAGACGGCTTAAACAAATCTGCGTCAGCGTACCCAACGCTCATCCGATATTTCAAACATGCAGATGTCAACCCATACTTGCGAGCCGCAGCAGCCATTGTCATTTTTCCTGATGGCGTGTTCACAATCACATTGTTTGATTTATTGTTTTGTTGTTCTGCTGCCGTTTCCCACTTGCAATTTTCTTTTGAATAGCCAAGGTCATTGTTTGTTCTGCCAAGCTGGGAGCCTTTGAACCATGTTGCACCCATGTCCAGCCAGAATTTTTCAAAACTTTGCCATTCGTCACACACTCTGATTCCTCGCCCTCCATAAGACGGATACCACTTGTGGTTTGACTTTTGGCATCTTTGTCGCATATCAGCCCAGGATTGATAGGCCGGATGTTTGCTCATCCCGTGCGTCTTTGATTTTTCAGACTGTCTCTGACGCATTTCAATGTTTGGATGTTTCCATCGCTCTTTTGACTTGTTTGCGGCAATGCAGCCGCATGACTTTGACGATCCGCCTCGTAACGTGAACCCGAATGAGATTGTTGTTTTTCCGCAGTCGCAAACGCAATGCCACTTGTCATGCTTGCTCTGCACAACGGCTTTTTCGACAACTGTCAAAAGCCCAAATCGTTCACCAACATGATTTTTTGCCATAGTTCAACTCGGTTGTTTAATTCTGCAATTATAGAATAAAACAGCCAAATTGAATCATGGCTTGAACTCCAAAATGCTGAATGTTTTTTCCACTCGGTCGAAAAAGACCGCCAGCGCGGGACGGCACCTGCAGCCAGCGGCCTTACAGACGGCCAGGTGCATTTTCGATGGCTTGAGGTACGCCATGAGCATGTGCCTGTTTTTGTCCATCAGTATCTCCAGACAGTGATCTCGACCACCCACAAACGCAGGATGAATTCATTGTCCTCGATGCCGACGGCGAACAGTGGCCAGCGACGCTTGAACCACTCCACGTCGAATTGCCAGCCGCGCCTCATGACTTCACCTTGTCCAGCTCCAGCCGGATGTAGTGCAGCACCTGGGCACTCAGGCTGCGCGTGTTGCGCTCGGCCTCGGCCTTGAGTTTGGCCATGATCTCGTCCGGCAGGCGGACGGTCACGTATTGTGTCTTGTTCTTGCTGGTCATGCTGCCTCCTTGGCGTCCTCGAACATGTCGGCCGTTGCAGGCCCACCGGCCAGCTCGACCGGAATGCCACTGGTCAGCAGGCTCACCAGATCATCCTGGCCAGCCACCTCGATGTCGAAGCGCGTCTGCGCTGCGTGTCGGATGGCCTGGGCTTGGTTGCCTGCGCGAATCAGGCGGTGCTTATTGGTCTCCACGTCGGTGACCAGGTAGATGCGTGTGCTCATTTTTGCTCCGTTTGGTTGGTTGAATCAAAGAGGTCTGGCGGCCCTTCGAGAAGGACATGCGCATCGTCTTGCACCAGCTTTGCAAGTCTGGAAACTTCGGATGCGGTCGGGTAGATCGTGACGCTGCAGGTCAGTGCAATGACACCACCATCGCGTGGCGTGATGCTGAACTTTTTGATCTCAGCGCCGACAAACGTTTGGCCTTCGATCTCGGCTGTTGCAGATGACACCAGGTTGCCATACTGAACCGGCGTCAGCCAGAGATTCCGCACGATCAGTGCATCGGTATCACCTCGCCACAAAAACGCCTCCAGTGCCTCGTCAAAGTATCCGCACAAGGCCTTGTCGATGTTCTTGATCTCCATCTTGATGTCGACGGCCAGAATCTTGTCATCGTCCGGGCCTTCCTTGCGAACATTCAAATGCTTGATCGCTGCCGAGCCGGACACCTTGAACGGTGGTCGCTTTGGTTGTTGCTCTTCCATTTTTGTCTCCATCAGAATGGGATATCGTCGCTCATGTCGTCAAAGCCTGATCCTTGCGACTGTGGTGCCGCCTGCGGCTTTGGCTGCTGTCTCGGCTGGCTTTCTGCTTGCTCACCACCAGCCACAAACTCCAGGTCTGCGATGCGTGCAGCAATCTTGCTGGCCTGCGTGCCGTCGCCTTTGGTGTAAGTCTGGATGTGCACGTCCTCCAGGTAGGCCACGATCTGCTTGCCTTTGGTCAGGTACGGCGCGAGCGATTCCACCCGCTGCCCCCACAGCGATGCGTCAACCCACTGCGTTGGCCGCTTGCCGTCGTCGCCTTTTTTGCCGTAGGTGAACGCCAGCGAGACGTTGGCCACCGCTGCCCCGCCTGGTGTGTACCTAATTTCAGCATCACGCCCAATGCGTGCCAGTCCGTTTGCTTTCATACCGTGCTCTCCTTCAGTTTGTAGACCCGAACGACCCGTGCGTGGGCTGATGGGTGGGTTGCTTGACAGAATCCGATCGGCTCGAAGGCGTCACCCCTCAAAACCGCGCCCCAGGTGTTTGGGTGGTAGTCGTCCGGCAGCTCGATGAACTTCCGAACATCGTTGATGGTCACTTGGCCTGCTCTCTGAGCGATTGCCACCGCTGTGCTGCGTGCCTTGGCGATCCATTCCTCGCGGCCAATGGACACGCGAGCGATGCCTGCGTCTCGAAGATCGTGGCCGTTCATGATGCGTCCTTGTAAGACTTGATGAACTCGACCTCGCGCTCGATGTCTTCCAGGAACTTCACCACCTCGGTCTCCAGTTCCTTGATGGCCTTGTCGTCACGCACGACCCGGCGAATGACCATCTGCGCGTTTTCTGGAAAGTCTGGGTTGTAGGACACGAAGTCGCACCACTCGCGCTCTGCGATCCACAGCTGGCCTTGCACCTGCCAGTGGTAGGCTGTCGGGCACTTGCCTGCCTCCAGACGCAAATACTCCAGGTGGGTCTTTGGCATCGGGCACTTGTATTCGGTCATGCCGTTTTTGCCGACCAGCCCGTCAGGACTGACGCCGACCTGCATGGTGTCGTGCATGCAGAATCCGATTTCCTCCACAAGCTGGCCTGTGCTGGCTTCATACGCCAGCCTGGCCAAAGGCTCGCGCTCTGTGCCCTGCTCCATTGCAAACGTGGTTTTGAACTCGTCACGCACCCCTGTGATGCGCTCCAAAGCCAAAGCAGTCAGGTAGGTGGCGCGGGTTGCTCCACCACCCTTGGCCATGATGTCGCTGAACTTGGAGCCAGATGGCACGCCAACACGCGCCTGCTTCCATTCCTCCGTACCTTGGTCGGCTGTGATGATTCTCATGCTGCCTCCTGCTCGTCAGCGGCCTTTGCTGCCTTCTTGAGGGCTGGGCCTTGGGCTTGCCAGAACGCAGCCTTGTGCGCCGACTTGGGCAGCGCCTGGAATGCTGAGACAAGTGCCTCGTTGCCTTGCAATGCAGCCTCACGCATGGCTGGCAGCGTCTCTGCTTCGTATTCTGGATATCCGTCCAGCTGCTTAGGTGTTTTCTTGCTGGTGGCTTGACCGTCGTCGTCCTCTGGCGCGATACCGCAGGCGGCCATCAGGCTGTAGCGGCGTGCATAGGTCAGGGCGCTGCCGTAGCCTTGGGCGTCGTGCTTGACCGCAGGCACGTGCAGTTTGCCTGCTGAGAACACCTCTCCAGATTCGTGAATGAAGATCGTCTCCACCAAGATTCCAGATTCACATTCGTGGGTTTGCTGCATCAAGGCGATGCCATTGTTGTTCAGCCCGTCGATGACGGCCTCGATGCAGTCACCCAGGTCTGCATACTTGGCCTTCAGGTGTGGGTTGGTCTTTGTCTTGAGCGCAGGCCCGAATGCTCGCTGGGCCTTGACCAATGCTGCTGCGATCTCTTTCATGCTGTCTCCTTGGTTTTCATG